AGCGTAATTTCTTAAATTGGCAGCTCACCAAACAGTGCCCTGAGTTTTTTACAGAAATGGAACAGATGCTGAGCCAATTACCACTTGGTGGTAGCCAATATCTTAAAGTTTTGCCTCATGCATCGCAAAAACGGCCTGAATTTGAATTTGTTCCTGTCGATAAAATGTTGGTGCCATTTGCAGCGTCTAACTTCTATACAGCGCAGCGTACCACACATATTCAAGAAATTACAGAGCAAACCTTCGAAAAGCGTATTGCTACTGGCTATTATAGAGACGTCGCGCTTGGTATTGCGGTCGATGTTGATGAGACTAAATCTGAAAAAGCAAGCAACAAAGTGGAGGGTAAAGATGCGTCTACTTACAATGAAGATGGTCTTAGAACTGTGTACGAGATTTCGTGTTACGCAGAATTTGAATTCGACGACATTACAGCTGGCGAGCTCGCACCTTACATATTGGTTGTTGACGAATCCTTAAGTACTGTTCTGGCTATTTATAGGAACTGGGAACAAGATGATCCTATGTTCAACAAATTAGAGTGGTGCGTTGAGTTTAAATTCATCCCTTGGCGAGGAGCAATGGCCATAGGCTTACCACATTTGATAGGTGGGTTGGCTGCTGCGCTAACAGGGGCTTTACGTGCATTGATGGATTCAGCGCATATTAATAACGCGCCCACGGCGCTCAAATTAAAGGGCACACGCTTAACTGGTCAGACAAAAGATGTGGAAGTAACAGGAATCCAAGAACTAGAAGGCCCTGTTGGAGTAACTGACATTAGACAGTTGATTATGCCACTTCCTTTCAATCCGCCAAGCCAAGTGTTATTCCAATTATTAGATTGGATCACTAACGCTGCTAAAGGTGTTGTTGCGACAGCTGAAGAGAAGATTGCAGATGCTAATAATCAGATGCCTGTTGGTACTGCGTTAGCTTTAATTGAGCAAGGATCTATTAACTACTCAGCAATCCACATGCGCCTACACAACAGTATGGCGAAATTGCTTGAGATTGTGTGCCGCATCAATAAAGACGTGCTAGATGACGAGCAAATCATTGAAGAGATTGGCGATGACGTCATTTCAAGAAGTGACTTTGTAAACTCGAATGACATCATTCCTGTAAGCGACCCTAATATTTTTAGTGAAGCACAGCGTTACGCGCAAATCCAGGCTGTGATGCAATTAATGCAAGTAGGTGAACAGCAAGGCGTTAAGTATAACGTGGCAGAGGTTCACCGTAGAGCGTTAACTTTGATGAAAGTTGATGATCTAGACGACATCTTACCAGCGGCGCATAAACCTACAGAAATGAATGCTTTGGCTGAGAATGTGACAGCAATGCTAGGTAATGAAATCATTGTGTTCCCTCATCAGGACCACATGGCTCACATTGAGGCGCATTTACGCTTTGCAACTGATCCTAACTATGGCGGTAACCCTCTTGTTGCAACTAAGGCAATACCACAGCTACTAGAGCACGTAGGGCAACATATTGCGTTTATGTATGCATCAATTTGTAATACTGTGGCAACTAATGAGATTCCTAATGCTGACATGGTCCCTGAAAAAGAATTGGACTCGTTACTAGCGGCTGTTTCAGCTAAAGTAGCTGCAGCAAGTCCTCAACTATTTGAGCCGATTCAACAGATGCTACAACAGGCACAGCAGATGTTGCAAGCTGCCACGCCGCAACCTCCTTTGGACCCTGCAATTCAAGTGCAAAAAGAGATCGGCATGGCTGAAATTGAACGCCAAAAAGCTAAAGATAATATGGAAATTGAGTTAAAATCTAAAACATTAGCTTCTGATGAGCAACTTGCATTACAAAAACAAATGGATGCTAATAGTAAAGAAGTTGAGAAATTACAACAGTCTGCAGCAGCGCTTGAGATGAAAGCTCAAGACATGATGAATAAAGCGTCTACTGAAGCAGAAAAACTTAACTTCCAAAGAGAAAAATTAAAAGCAGAGTTTGCGCTAAAAGAGGCAAACCTGAAACAAGCACAGCTGCACTTTATGCTAACGCAAATGAACGCGCAAGCAGAAAGAGAATTGAAAAAAGACCTATCTGACAATGATACAAACGTTAAGGTTTACCTTGCTGACCATGCAGCTGCAACACAAGCTTTAATACAAGAAGCGTCTGCCCCATTGGAAACAATGGAGACTCTAAATGAGCCGATTAATGTGGCTCCTGAAGAGCCTGATGAAACGCAAGTGCTTTTGCAGCAAGTGTTAGCGCAGCAAGACGCATTTGCCCAAGCAATTTCGCAAATGCAAAAGCCTAAAAAGCTTAGTGTTCAGCGCGACGCACAAGGTCGCATTGTCAATATTGTAAGTGAGTAGTAATTTAAAAGGAGATTAAAATGGCAATAGCTTATAACGTAACAATCCGTAATGCAATGTTGGATGAAATTACTGTAGGGGCAGGCGCTTCAGCTTTACTGCGTATTTATAGTGGGACGCGCCCTGCAACTGGTGGTACCGCCACAACTTTGTTAGCACAACTAACTTGTAACGCAACATTTGCACCAAGTGCATCAGGCGGTGTGTTAACGCTGAATGCAATTACGCAGGACTCAAGTGCTGATGCAACAGGTACAGCTACATGGTTCCGTATTGTTAAGTCTGATGGTACAACACACGTTTTAGATGGTAACGTAGGCACATCAGGTAGTGATTTAAACCTAACAACAACGTCAATTGTTGCAGCGCAGCCAGTATCTGTAACAAGCTTTACGATTACCGAAGGTAACCCATAAGTAATTAGAAAGCAATAAATGGCATCTGTTGTAGTATCCATAGTTTCGTCAAGCGCGAATGTCAATTTGACATCGCTTGGCGGAGCTGACTACGCAATTTATAATGGCAATACAGCTTTAACTACTTTTGAAAGAAAGTCAGGCGGCGGCTCTACCATTTCTGTAGCTGATTACGATCCCGATAGTAGCTACTTTTTAGATAGTGAGTCTAAATCAAGAATTTATTCTGCTTCTGACGCAACACCAACATCAAGTGTTAGTTCTGGTAACAATGCACGTAACGTATCCTTTGGGTCAGATAAGGCTTGCGGATTTATCACTACTTTCCCAGCCAGTACAGATGAAAGAACAGTAAAAATTTACGTAATGGCGTATAACAACAACGGTTCTGATGGCAACGTTGTTGAGGCAGTTTGTACGCTTGGTGACAGTAGCGCGAGTGACACAGAAACGTTTAATATTACTGCTGGTGTCGATAACTTTCTTGTTGTTGAGGTCACTTACTCAGCGTCAAGTACAACCACTCTTTCTGTTAGATTTAATCTTCAAGCAACAACATCTAGTAACGTAAGAGCAACGCATTGGGGCGCAGCTTGGGTAAGTAGCCCTGCAGCTTCAGGTTCAACAGGGACTGTTGCAACCACAAATGCAAATGATACGTCCTCAGCTAGCGGCACTACAACAATCACAGGCACAAGCACAACTACAAACGCTAGTGATACTTCTACCGCCAGTGGCACTACAACAGTCACAGGCACAAGTACAACTACAAATGCTAATGACACTTCTACAGCAACAGGTTCCCCTGTAATTGTAGGTACTTCAGCCACTACAAATGCTAATGACACCTCAGCAGCGTCAGGATCGCCAGTTGTTGCAGGAACGAGTGCAACAACAAATGCTGATGATACAGCAACAGCGGCAGGTTCTGTAGGATCAGCTGTATCTGGTACAAGTACAACAACAAACGCTAATGATACTTCAGCTGCAGCTGGTACAACAACAATTGTTGGAACATCTTCAACTGCCAATGCTAATGATACTTCTACAGCAGTAGGTACTGTAGGGGATCCTTCAATAGGAACGTCTGCAACTACAAACGCTAATGACACTTCTACAGCAAGTGGGACCACAACAGTTACAGGCACATCAGCAACCACAAACGCTGATGATACAGCAGCAGCAATAGGGGCTCCTGCAGCGCTTGGTACTTCGGCCACAACTAATGCTAATGACACAATAAATGCTGTAGGTACTGCAGGAAGTGCTGGTAAAAGTGGCGTAAATAGAGAGCGTCTTTCTGTTCTTACGCAGAATTTAAATAAAAAACCAGCAAAAACAGTAAAAGCTGAAGCAGAAAAAGCGCCTGCGCTAGTCATAAAACAAAATACAGATGGAAGCGTTGAGGTACAAGAAGAATTAGAACAACTACCTGAAATACCGATGCAAGAAGTATTTGCGGCACAAGAAGAGCCTCAAACAGTAGAAAACATACAAATTGCACCAAATAGTGTAAATAATAGTGTACTAGATTCTAAAACATTAGATAATCTACTCCTACAGTCTCAAAATGACATCGGCGCTGCCTTTGAAAATGCTAAGCTAGCGCAACAAGCTGCTATGCAAAAAGCGATGCAATTACAGCAAGAAGAGGATGATATGCTAATTCAGTATGCAATAGAGGTTTTACTTTAGTGCAAAATAACCAGTTAAAAGATTTATTGGACAAACAACAACAAGTGTTACTGTCTTTAGTGTATAGCCCCGCGCCGACGTATGACGAGTATAAGCGCTTGGTAGGTATTTGGCAAGGTATACAATAATCAATTGATATACTTTCCATTAGTAGTGTAGATCTTAATTAACTAA